TGATACTTTAGGTTCAACCTATTCAACCAAAAACAACCCTAATGACAATGACAATGACAATGACAATGATAATGATAATGTTAATATGAATGATAATGTAAATTCGAATATAAATGAGAATTTAAATGTAAATGACAAAGCTATAACTTATACTATTGCTAAAAAACTATTAGCTGACTTATGTGATTGGAGTTTATCATTTAGTATGTTTGAAGAAGCATTAGAAGAAATGAATAGTATTGGTTTCAGTAAGTTATGTATGATAGCACAACTACCTGAAACTGAAATAGCAAAAATAAAAGAATGTGTTAATATCAGAGTAGAACAACAAAATTAATTTGGAAATTATAAAAAATTTAAGTATATTATATTTATTAAAACAAAGATTATATGAAAAAATCAGACAAGAGTTGGGCAGAACGTCATAACGAAGCAATGCAAAAGTATAGAGCAAAGTATGCATATGTTCAGTTACCAAAAGAATTACACGCAGAATTAAAAGTTTATTGCGAACACCACGGATTTGTAATGTCCCGTTTCGTTACAAACCTTCTTAAAAAACACTTTAAATCACAATCATAATGGCAGATATAGAGATTAACAGGCACCCAGAATATTCCGATTACGGAGCAGATTTAGATGGAAATATTTATTCTTTTAAGTTTGGAAGAATCCGCTTAATAAGAGATGGCAAACATCCTAGAGGTTATCGTCAGTTTAGATTATCATTTGGTAGATATGATAGTAAAATGTATTTAGTTCACAGATTTGTTTATGAATGTTGGACTAAAGAAATCATAGATTCAGATTTACAATGTAATCATAATGACCATAACAAAACAAATAACGCATTCTATAACTTAAGCCTAATGACAGATGCTGAAAATAGAGAGCATAGAGAAGCAGCAGGTAGACCAACAGGCGGCGCCGCACATAAAAAATACAAATTAAAATATGGATATGAAATGGATTAAAATTGGTGATTACACCGAAGCTCTTATCCATGTCCTTTCATTAGGATTTGGTAAAAGGATTGCAAGTTGGATTGCAACCAGTTTAGGATATCAATCATGCGGCTGTTGCGAAAGAAAGCAGTGGTTGAATAGATTAACGGACAAGAGTTATGATGGAGAATGTAATATGTTAAAATTATAAAATGTATAACGAAGAAGAATATTTTAAATACACAAACAAACAAAAATTAAAAGTAAAACAAATGGAAGTAGTAAAAGGAAATTTAGATGGCTCAACAATGGTATCAGTTGACCCTAACGCAGTTTATTTAGTGGACTTTAGCAGAATGCAAAGAGTAGAAGATTTAATTACAATCCTTGCAGCAGTAGGATTTAGTTTCTCACCAAAGCATCCGCAGTTCCAAAACATTCAACACTTACTTGATTTGGGCAAACCTATTAGTATTGGTAATCCACAGGCAATAGTAGAAGAACAAAAGAAAGATATCAAATTACCTAAATTAAAAATGGTAAAGAAAGATGGAAAGTAATATAACTACAATTCCGCCAGAACATATTAATCGATATCATCCATATAACGAAGCGGAGTTTAATGAACTACAATTGATATTACAAAGTATCACAACACATATACCAAACGATAAGATGGGATGGATATGGTCAAACTATCTTAAGGTTACAAAGACAACCGAACCTCAACCATGCTCATGCGGCTCTGCTGCAGGACATTGGAGAAGAGCAGTAGAAGGATTGAGGGATTTTGTAACTAAAGTTCAGAATGTAAATGAATGAAGTAACAGGAAGCATACAAATAGAATGTAATAAAAGGTTAGATAACTTATATAGACAATCGCATGTATGGTTGTTGCAAGTAAGTTATAACATCTGCAAAAGCCGATTAGAAAGTGAAGACCTCGTAGGAGAGTTGTATCAATACCTTGCGGAAAAATGTAATCCTAATCTATACTTTGATAACTCATATAATCTAATGTATTGTATGAGATTCCTAAATAGCAGATGGATTAATAAAGTAAAGAGAGGAAAGAAGATACAATACTTTGAATCAATCCAATCGGAAGCATGTGATGAAGTATATGATGTAGAGCTAGATGAAGATATAATGAAAGCACATAGTCAAGTGCTAGAAGAAATAAAAAGATTAAAAAGGACAAAAGGATTCTCTTCAGCAATGATATATGAAATCTATTGGACATCAGATGATACACTGCAAGAAGTAGCAGATAAGATAGGAATAAGTAAGAGCACGGTATTTACACACCTAAAGAAAGTCCGTCAACATTTAAAATCCGTTATCCAAAACCCATTCCATTAATGCCAGGAATAAAACCACCAGGGACAGAAAGAACTAAAGGTAGCAAATCATCCATATATACATATATACGGCAGGATATCCGTTATATGGAAAGAGATGAATGGAGAGCATACTTTAGTAATAAGCTAGACGAATTAGCAGCGGACAAACTTATTTGGGATTGGTTAAATAAAGAAAGAAAATATGAGGGAGTATATAAGAATGGAGAATACCAACCGAAAAAGAAAAAGGGAAGACCATTTGACCGTAACCCAAATCTACCCGATACCCGAAACCTCAATTGGGATGAAATATAATTTACCTACAATACATTTAGATTGGAACTGGATTAAGGATAAGAAAATAACATTGGATGGAAATCAATGGGCAGGAATGCTTTACATTACGGATGAGGATGATAACATAATACAAATATATGCATATGAATTGGTGGAAAAGAAATAAAGATATAATCGTTTTAATGGTAGCATATCTCTTCAGCATTTGCTTATTATGTTGGTGGGCAAGGTATGTATCGCTTTAACTACAAAATCCATTCCTGTTGTTAAAAACAATAAATAACAAACATGCCATTCGTCAAAGGTAAAAGTGGAAATATAGCAGGTAGACCTAATGGTGCACTAAATAGAAGCACCGAACAGGCTAAACTTGCAGTGGCCCGATTAGCAAATCAGGGGTTGGATGCACTGCGCGAAGATATAGAGAAGATAAGAAAGCAAGACCCAATCGAAGCTGCAAAGATTTATCTTAAACTATTAGAATACATTGTGCCAAAGAAAGCAGCAATTGAATTAAGTGGTGAGATAAATCAAAGAATACAACAAATATCAGTAAACATACAGGATGGAACTGCAAATCAACACCTCAAAGACATATAGAGATATACAAAGCAGTAGAAGAATATGCATACTGCAAGGTGGAACTAGAAGCGGCAAATCATATTCAGCATTACAATGGTTGTTAGTCCGTGCACTATCTGAAGCGAACATAGTAATATCAATTGTCCGTAAATCATTTCCATCAATGCGTGTCTCTATTATGAGAGATTTTGTTGGCATACTTAAAGAGTTAGGCATATGGGATGAAAACCAATGGTCAGCAACCGAACACATCTATACATTTGATAATGGTAGTATGGTTGAGTTTATGAGTATTGATAGTTCGGAAAAGAGAAAAGGTAGTGCAAGAGATTATCTTTTTATTGATGAAGCAAATGAATTAAGTAGAGAAGATTACTTTCAGCTATTCATAAGAACAAGGAAGAAAACAATCATAGCATATAACCCATCATTCGGCACAAACAATTATATCTTTACTGAAATACAAACACACCCTGAAGCGGACTTATACATCAGCACATTCAAAGACAATCCGTATTTAGAAAAACAATTAATAGAAGAGATAGAAAGATTAAAAGATATCAACCCTGAATATTATAAGATTTATGGATTAGGTTTGCCAGGCAACAATGTAGGAACAATATTCTCAATAAACATAATAGAGGAAGTGCCGGAAGATGCAGAGTTTATTGCATTCGGTATGGACTTTGGATTTAGTGTAGACCCAACTGCTTTAGTAGCACTATGGAGAAAGGATAAGGATTTATACATTGAGGAATTAATATATCAGAAAGGAATGGTGACAAGCGATATAGCAAATCGTTTAAGAGAATTAGAAGTGGGCAGAGAAGAGATATGGGCAGATAGTGCGGAAGGCAGACTAATAGAAGAACTATACCGAAGCGGATTCAATATAAAGCCTGTAAAGAAAGGAAAGGATAGTATCAGAATGGGAATAGACTTAATGATGCAATACAGATTGAATGTTAAAAAGAATAGTGTTAATATAGTGAAAGAGTTTGGTGAGTATGTATGGATGGTAGATAAGAACGGCAACTTTGAGAATGTGCCAGTAGATTATTCAAACCATAGTATAGATGCAATCCGATATGTGTGTATGGAAAGATTAAACGCTAAAAAGATAAAAGCAGGAAACTACTCAATAACAATACGATGACATATACAAGCGAAGAAATAAAAGAACTCTTACTCTATGTTGCAGAAACACAAAGTATAAATGAGGAGTTAAGAGCAAAAATAATAGCAATGGATGCTATGTTAAAAAACGAAATGGCCAAAACAAAGAGATTATCACAACTAATAAAATTATATGAAGCAAACTCTTACAATTGAAATCCCAACTAGCTGGGGTGACATTACACTAAAGCAATACCTTACTATGCAATCTGAATTGGAAAATTACAGAGATGATGAAGAAGCGCAGATTGCTATTATGTTATTACACTTATGTAAAATACAACCACAATACTTAAAAGGATTATCAGCAGATAGTTACAACCTTTTAAAAGCAAAACTAACGGAGTTCGTATCACCAGAAGGTATCGAACTAAAAAAGTTTATTACACTAAACGGAAAGGAATACGGCTTTGAACCTAACTTGTCAAAGATGGCATATGGTGCTTATGCAGATATCACACAATGGGATACAATAAGCATAGATAAGAATTGGCCAAAGATAATGAGTATTCTATATAGACCCGTTACACAAAAGAAAGGCGATAGATATCAAATAGAAACATATACAGGCGAATGGAATGAAGAACTATTCCTAACAACTGATATGGATACTAATTGGGGGTGTCTGTTTTTTTTTATCAATTTGCAAAAGGACTTGCTGAACGCTACCCAGAAGTATTTGAAGGGGATGGAGCTTCCTCCCAACATCAAATCAACTTTGGAAAAAAGTGGAGAAGTTATGCAACGATTATTGAACTTGCAGACGGTAACATTAAAGAAATAGATAATGTTGTAAAAGAGCCATTAGAGAAGTGCTTATTATTCCTATCTTATAGGGCTGACAAGAATCAATTAGAACATTTATTACATAAGGAAGCAATGAAGAGTATTCAAATGAAATAACTCTACCATTTCCTACACTTTGATTGTTAAATACATAAAACAATCAGTATGCCTTGGAGTAACTCACGTAATGGTGCATTAAGATACTCTGTTAACAGAGAAAACAATTCGGGATATTATATTGGCCCAACGAGAGGTCTATCTTCACCAAAGAATAGTAGAAGAGCTTGTTTGTGTGTGCACGAAGATACTTATGATGTAAGATGTTGTAAAGGTGCTTTAATGTCACAAGGAATTGGACAAATAGAAAGCGCAGTAAGAACAGGCGGTGGTGCATTTAGTGATGGGTATTCTAATGGATTTGATATTGTATTAGATTAAAATAAAAATATAACATGTCAGAATTATCAAAGCAGGCCTTAAAGGTAGAAAACAATACGGAATTTCCTAATAATAATAATGGTCAGATTACACCATCACGTTTAAGGACATTCAATGAAGATATGATTGACTCAACGGTCAACCAAACTGCATTTAACGCATATTCAGCAAGTGTAGAAGCACAAATACAGGCTTTAGACCCTTCTGGCTCCGCTGATGCTATTGTAGCATTGAATGCGTTTACTGCATCACAATTAACAATCAATAGTGGTGTTAATAGTTTCACACAATCAGCAGATGGTAGATTGGATGCATTAGAAGCAGCAACATCATCATATGCAACATCAGCAATTACTGGGAGTTCATTAATAACTGCATCATTTGATAATGGGACTAGAAACCTTACATTTACGAAGGGAGATAGTTCTACATTCAATGTAAACATACCTGATGTAAGTGGTAGTAGTGGTAACTTTGTAACTACATCTTCATTCAATTCATTTACTCAATCAATAGATGGGAGAGTAGATTCATTGGAAGCAGCAACATCATCTTATGCGATTAGTTCATCAGTAGCAGCAGTAGATGCAGCACAACAATCACAAATCAATTCATTGATTGCTGCAACAGGCTCATTCGCTACAACAGGTAGTAACGCATTTGTAGGTAATCAAACTATTACAGGTAGTGTAACAATTAGTGGTAGTGCACAATCTGATTTGACGGTTGTAGGACAAATATTTGTTTCCTCATCTGCAACAGGTGGAACAACTACACCAAGAATTACAGTATCAGGCTCAGCAGGAACTACTACAATCAATAGAAATAGTATTAGTACTAGAAATGCAACAGATAATGGTGGTATGTTTCCATCAACAATT